GTTGAAGGTATCCAAACTAGCTTTCCTTTTTTATTTTGTAATATTCCACAACCTTCTTCTGGATAAGCATCTAGTAAATGCTTTAAAATTTCTTTATCTTCTTCGCTGTATAACACCGGGGTATCCTCCAAAAGGAAGTGCTTTTGTATTATCCTGTAAAGTAGAGAAAGCCCCACTCACACTCGGATGCAGTTTTGCTTGAAATCTAAGTCTACACGATGTTATTTGTTTTCCACATCTATCTGCTTCTGTCCAAAAATTATTTTCACTAATATTTCCAGAAGTTTGACTTCCACCATATCCTGTAACAGTTGTTCTTTGTACTCTCCAAAAATTTCCGTTTTGTAAAACAATATCATTATGTGCTTTTTCTTTATAACCGTAATATGTAGTACTTGAAGAAAAAGTTTGATAAGGACGAACCTTTCTAAATGCAGCATTTGTATCCGAAGGCCCAGTAGAAGTACTTGCTGTGCAAAGCCAGTATTGTCGTGTGTTAATATCATTTACAGTTGAAAGAACTCCTGAAGCATCATATCTTTGCAGTTGAGTAGCAGTAAAATAAAAAGAATTTTGAGTAAAGCTTCCTGATGCTCCTATTGTAGTACCAGTAGCAGCTCCCGTGAGAGCACTCTTTAACAGTATCATTTCATCGCTTTCATTTACGGCTAGTAAGTAATCTGTGCCTCCAATATTTATTTTATTATCCGATCTCCAAGAACATCCTCCCTCTTTATTTACTTCAGCTAAAGTTGTAGAAGCTCCTTGATATTTCCACGGACAAGCACCACCAATTACAACTCTTCTTGGAAGCTTTATACCCGCTAAGTCAAAGGGAGCTGCAAGTTCAAAAACTACACTCATTACAGATTTTGATGCAAGTCTATCAATAACATAAGTCACAGAAGGAAACTCTACAGGAGGAGTTGAGTCGCCTGTGTTTCCAACTAAATATTTTTCTTGAGTTGTTCTGCGAGTAATTCTTTTGCCAATTAAATCTTCAAATCCTAGACCACCTAGAGCATCTTTAAAAGTGCTTTCTATATTTGCAACTGTCATTGTGGGTCGAGCTATAGCCCCGTCTGACTGTACATCAAATCCTTCAAGTTCAATTGGAATTGGCGTATATGTTCGTATCGTTCCTCCAGTATCTCGAAATTGAATAGAAGTTAAATCTTCATCAATAGCACTTGTAAAATATGCGAAAACTCCTGTTGCATATTCTAAATCATATAGAGTAATTATTGAAGATTCTACTCCTTGTTTCTGTACATTTTCAACAATTGCTGTCATTCATAAACCCTTCTAAATATTGCACTTAAACTGTAAAAATCTTCATACTGATAACTTTCTTGAAAACTATCACAAACTACTCTTATAGATTTTTCATCATCTGTTGTATTATCAAGAATACCTGTTGCCTCTTCTGTGGAAGCATGGTCTGGAACTGTAAAAACAAAAGTGCTTACTCCTTTTAAACTTTTTAAAAACCCTGCAATATTTTCTATTTCTCCACGAGTTCGATTTTTAAAAGATACATTATACTCTTCTTTTACACTATTTATTCCATAAGTTGTTCGCTGTTCGTACCCATCTCCAAAGTTTACTCTACGAACTTGAGGCACTGCCTTACGAGTCATTCCTTTATCAGGAAGAACATTTAAACTTCCAAAAGAACTTGATGTTGTAAATCCTAACGCCATTATCCTGATCCTGCACCATAAGGACTTAACATTCCTCCAGGCCTTTTTTGATTATGAATTTCTTGTTGAACTGCCATAGCTATTGCCTTTCCAAATTTGCCTTGATCTTCTCCACTTGTTTGTGTTTGAGTCTGGGCTGTTCCGTCAGATGCCATTGAAACATTTACTGTTACATTATTTTGATTTTGTCCTCCCCGTCCTGTAAATTCTACAGGTATGGCTGATTTTCCTTGTCCAAGAGGAACTACTGCTTCTGTGCCATGTAGAATTGCGGGATAACCTGCGTTTCTTCCTCTTGCAATGCCTCCTGTTCTATAGGGTTTGAATATACCTCCATATCTACCTACATTACTCGCTCCTGGAGCCATTTCAGGAAGACCTTGAAGTTGTCCTGTTCCTTGCATTGCTTTATCGGCACCCGCAGCGGTAGAAAAAGGACTAAAGCCACTCATAAAAGCGCTTGCAACTTGAAGTGCTATCATCCTGGCAATCATTCTATTTAGTTCTTGTACAACCGCTTGTCCTAAATCAAGAAAAGATTGTTTTAAAGTTCGTATCCCTCCAGTTAAATTCATAACTGCATTTTCTATTCCCGATTGAAAAGCTCCTTGAATACTTGAAAGTCCACTAACAATTATTTTTTGCTGTTGCTGTAGTCGTACTTGCTCTTCTAGTGCTTCTATTTGTGCAAAAGATAAATCTCTTCTTTCGATTCCTTTAGAAATTAAAAACTCTTCCATTTCTCGTTGAATAGGATTTAAAGAGATAATACTTGCAAGAGTTTCTTGTTTTTCTCTTGCTATTCTTACTTCATCGAGTGCTTTTGGAATAGCATTCTTTGCATTTATAATATCTGCTTGCGTTTGAGAAAAAGCTAAACTTGCGAGAACTACTTTTTGTCTTGCTCTTTCAATCGCACCTTCATCGTTACTTTTCCGTGCTTTTTCTAAGTCTAATCCAGCTAGTCTTATATTATTTAAATCCATTTCTGCTTTAGCTTGTAAACTTATAACTGCTGCTTGCCTTTTATCTCTGTTTACATCTCCTACGGATCTACCAATGGCTCCTGCACCCTCTGTCATAAACTTTGAGCTAATATCTCCTGCTTTCCTAGCGGCCATAATTTTATTTGTTTCTTTTAATATTTCGAGTTTTCTCTCTTCTATCGTAAGTTCTGCATTTTTAACCGCATTTACTTCTACCTGTCTTTCTAAATTTTGTTCAGCAATTGTTACACCAATTCGTGCAATTCCTAACTGAGTTCTAGCATTTTTTACTCCCTGACTCTCTAAGCCCCCAGATTCAATAAGAGCTGCATTTAAAGCTGCTTGAGCACTCTCCTCATTTTGTCTAGCTTGTAAAATTCCTTGAATAAGAGGTAATTGTGTTGCAAAAAGACGTGTCCTTCTTGATTCAAAATCCATACTTGATTTATTAATAAAAGATTGTGCAAGAGAAATGCCTTGAATTCCACTTGCTAACTGAAGCTGTTTAGCCATAGAAACTTCTAACATTATTGATGTAGCATTTGCTATTCCAAATTGCTTACTAATATTAGTCATCATTTCGCCTTCTTCTTGAATTTTTTTGACCATATCGTCTCTGAGCTGCATTTGTTCTCTTATTTTTACAGAAATATCACTCATGTACTGAGGATCATTTGGATCTGTAGCAGCATCAAACTTTGATCTATTCATACTTCTTTGTGTAGCTATATATGCTTCTGCAGCTTTCTTTTGCTTCTCTGCTACTCTTATATTTTCCATATATGCTTTATTTTGAGCAGGAATACTATCTCTTGCAGCAGTTACAATTCTACGATATACTAATACTAAGTTTTCTAACGGAGCTTTTGGAATACCTTGTACAACCCTGGAGAGTTCTAGTCTGGCTTCTTTTTGCGCTTCTCTTAAAGCGTTTAAAGAAGCAACCGCGGCTACAGAATCTACTGATAGTTTTCTTATGCCTTTTGCCTGAGCTTCTGTTAAAGACTCTCCCTTTTCTATGACGTTAACCAGTGGTTGGTAAGAGCTATCGAGCTGCGTTAAACTCTTAGCTGCAGCTAATACTGCTTTTTTATTATTTAAAAAAGCTTCTGAAGATTTATCTTCTGCATTGGCTAAACGATCAATATCTTTTATAAAATCTGGAATATTTGCTTCTTGAACAGCGTTTCCAAGTTGGGCAACAGATTCGTTTATATCTAAAACATTTTTAAATTTGTATTCAGCTGTTTTTTCTAGGTGTTTATTTAAGTCTTCTAATTTTGCAGTGCTTTCTTCAAATTCTTCATTTAGTTTTTCTGCTGCTTTTGAAGTTGGAAAAAAGAAGTCGAATGCTGCTTTTCCAAGATCAAAGAAAAGTAGAGCAAGCCCAAGAAATGATGCAGCTCTAAATGCTTTATCAATCAGTTTTGGAGCTTTTGCTCCTGCTCTTCCAATCTGTACAAAAGCTTTTCTCCAAACAAGGCTTGTTTTCGCAGCTAAAACTTTTTGCTTTGCTGCAAGAATTTGCCACTTACCCGCTATTTGCTTTGTGGCCATACTAGAAGCCCTAACTCTTAGCTTGTAAGATTTTTGTAGGTCTGCTAACTCTTGTTTATTAAAGTTTCTAAGTTTTCCTCTACGAACTATTCCATCTTTATCTAGAGCTTTTTGAGCACCATCTAATACTCTTTTTGCTTGTCTTTCTGCTGCCTTACTATCACTAGCTCCACTTAAAAAGTCAAGTGCACCTTTTCCTCCTTTCTTTCCTTCTCCTAGTTTACTTACACCGCCTGTTTTAGCAAGATCATTTGCTTTACCAATTGCTTTTTCTTGAGATAAAACTAAATCTTCGGAAGCTTTTTTTGCTTTAGTTACTTCTTCTGTTGCAGAGGATAAACCTTTTCTAGCAAGTCGAGAAGCTTTTTTTGCGGATTTACCAAATTCATCAAAGCTAGGAATAATTGATTTTACAAGAGGTGCGGCAAAAATAGATAACACTCCTGTTAAAGCAAGAGTATTTTTTGAAAGAAATGCAAGAACAGGATTTAAAACATCAACAATTGCAGATTTTATAGTAATAGATAAATCATCAAAAGACTTCATAAACTTTTGAACAGCCAAAGCTTCTTCATCAATTACTTGACCTATCATCCCGAACTTACGCTCACCCTCTGCGATAGTAAAGTTAGCAACTGCTTGACTTCTTTCAAAAGCATTTAGTTGATCTGCTGTTTTTCCTATACTTGCAGCATACTCTTCTGTTGCAGGTTTTAACCGAAGTATAATACCTAATTCATCTAAAAGCTCTGGCTCTGCTTTTGTGACACCACGAACTAAACGATTAAATGAATCAGTTAAATCTCTTCCTAATGCAAAAGAAGCATTTTTGGCTGTTGTAGCTAATCTTTCTAACTGATCCCCAGATAAACCAGCTGCAGTTCCTATAGCGGTTGCTTGTGCGGCTTCTTGAAATCTTAATTGACCATCGGTTGCTTCTTGCAAACTTTTCGTAATTCGACTAAAAGCAATACCTGTTACTGCTCCATATTCTTCTTGAGCAGATATCAGATTACGAACATTTGCAGCTTCCTGTAAAAATTGAAATGCAGCAGTTACAGCAAAAACTTGAGCAGCGAGTACAGCATAAGCTGGAACTATACCCCCAGAGATAGAGGAAGCAAGATTTGCAAAATTTTTACCCCCACTATTTGCAGTTTCTATTAAACCTCTCTGACGTTTTGTGGCACGATCTGTAGACTTTCCGGATTTTTCTAAAGCATCTGATAATTGTTTTTGACTAAGCGCAACTTTTTTGGTTGTGCCTTTATCATCAACAACTACTTCTACTTCAATTTTTTTCTTTGCCATTATCTACTCATTGATGCTTTTGATTTAGCCCTTCTTTCTTCTGCTTTTTGTTTTCTGCTCGACTCTTCTGCCCTTTCCTTTATTAATATATTCTCATATGTTTTTGCAAAAAATACAACTGTTTTGACTTCATTAATATTAAAAATATCAAAAATAAAACTAGCAGAGGACCAATCCTTACCTAAGTACATTCCCGAAGCTCCGTCCCAACGATCTGATAAAAGATCGAACACAAAAAATGCCACTTGCACCTCAACAGGAAATGCTGAAGCATCTAGTGGCATTTTATCTGGATCTGGTTCTTGTCCTAACTGTTCACACAGCGCTAAATATTTACTTACATCTACATTTTGATGCGACTCTTTTACATATCGTTCAAGTAAACGAACTATTTCATCTACTTGGCTTGAGTAAAATTTTCAAGATCGCCTAAAGTTTCAGTAACCCAGGTGTCAAAATCATTTGCATTTTTCATTAACAACTGAGCATTTTCTAATGTAAAAGGTAATTCATCATCAGGATCAAGGCTTGATATATCTACCAAAAGAAGCTCTTCTAGGTAACGATATTTTAATCCTTTCCATCCTTTTATGACAGCTTTACTATATTCTGTTAAAAACTTATCATCATCCAAATCCTCCTCTGGTTGATGAGTTTTTTTATTCCACTTTGTGTTTACACATTTTTTTCTGAGTTTTATTAGCTCTTCTCTGGCTAAGTAACATAGGTCTACTGAAAATCCTGTATATCCAGGAAAATCTATTTCAACAGTCTTACTTGGTGTCATAAGGCTGGCTAAAGAAACGGGCGTATCGGTCATGTATAAGTCCTCAATATAAAGTGGTAATTCAATAGTGTATATTCTACTGGACAATAGGAGAAATGTCAAG